AGTGGTAGAACGCCATCCTTCCAAGTTGGATGTCACCGGTTCGAATCCGGTATTTCGCTTTCTGGTTAACCGTAAAACCAGAATTTATACTAAGTATAAATACTTTACCTTTTGTAATATTACAAAAAGTAACAAACGGGGAGTTGTCGATTCCCTTTTCATCTGCGGGTAATCATTCCGCAAGTAAAAACGAGGTTTAAACAAATGATCAAATCTGTATTCGCAGCAACTGCTGCTCTGTCAATGTCCGCAGGAGCTGCTATTGCAGGGCCTTACGTCAATGTCGAGACCAACGCTGGTTGGACTGGTGATGACTACAATGGTGCCGCGACAGACGTCCATCTGGGCTATGAGGGTCCTATCGGTGAGCGTGGTTCTTACTATGTTCAGGGTGGTATTGTCATTCTGTCTCCTGATGGTGAGGACATGGATGTCGCTCCTTCTGGTAAGGCAGGTCTCGGTTATGCTCTGACCGATACTCTTGATGCCTATGGCGAAGTCTCCTTCGCTGGTTCTGGCGATAGCGATCTTGATAAGGGTTATGGAGCTAAAGTCGGTCTGAAGTACAGCTTCTGAGCCGTAAGTCGTAAAAGTTAATATTAAACATCAAGATGTTCGGGTCCCTGACGAGGGACCCCTTTTTTTTATGAAAGAATATTTAAAAACAATCTTACTGAGTCCTGTGACACACTTCAATGTGATGATCTTAGGATTCTTCCTCTTGGTGGGGTTACTTCATAACCATGCTCATCATTCCTTAGAGGTTGATCCCGATGGGTTCGTAAGGAGATGGTGTAAGGAGAACCCAGAGGTGTGTGTCAGTTATGGATCCGACACTTACTAGTTGACAAATGTAAAGAAATCATATATAATGTAACAATACTTCACACAGGAGAGATCCGTGACTGTTACTACAAATGAGTATGGCCAGCAAAATATGTTTGCTAAAGAGCCACAAATGTATGTTGACAAAACCGAAGCAGAACGTTATGGTTACGAGACCTACGCAGAACGTGCCGAAAAAATGAACGGTCGTTTTGCAATGATGGGTTTCGTTGCAGCAGTTGTATCCTATGCAGCTTCTGGTAGTGTGTTCTTCTTCGGAGCTTTCGGGTTTTGATGGAAACTTCTATCGCTGAATTGTTGACGTACTACGTCATCGCGAGTCTCCTATTCGTTGGAGCTCCTGCAGTATTCTTTATCGTAGCATTCATGCCTGCCCTTCAGAATACGAAGGGTCGTATGGTAGGATACAAAGACCACAAAGTATATGGTGATTCCACCATCTACGAAGTAAACCGTACCACTTGACAATGACCGCATCTATCTTTACAATATCGAGTATCGCCTTCTTTGTTTTGTTGGCGTACTCTGTAGAACAATTATCCGAAACTTATTAATCAATGGACTATAATATCACAATCCAAACTCCTGACGGTTCAGAAACAACCTTCTCATGTGCTGATGATCAGTACATCCTTGAGGCGGCTGAAGAGGCAGGTGTAGACCTTCCTTACTCCTGTAAGGCTGGTGCATGTTCTGCATGTGCTGGCAAGATCGTCAGTGGAACTGTGGACAATGAGGAACAATCCTTCCTGGATGATGATCAACTTGAAGAAGGATACATTCTGACCTGTGTTGCATATCCAACCAGTGATTGTGTGATTCTTTCCGAACAGGAAGAAAACCTTTGAAGTAAGTAAGATTATTATGCCAGATCCAGATGCACTGTGGAGGGATATCCAGAGACTCGATGATTTGTATGAAGAGTTACTGTGGGATCCCGACGACGAGTTACAATTCACCCACGATGGTGAAAAAATTATCATCACTAACAAAACACAAGAGGAAAAACAATGAACGAAAAAGCAGAAAGAATCAATGGTTGGGCAGCAATGATCGGAGTGATCGCTGCAATGGGTAGTTACGCAACTACAGGTCAAATCATCCCAGGCATCTGGTGAACGATATGTTACTCATAGCAACATCTCTCATAGGAGGGTTTATCTTTGCAGCCCTATTGAGTGAGGATGTTTCTGATGATGATGACAACGGACCAGACTCAGGTTTAATGCAACCAGTTTATCAAGGGGTCCAATAGGACCCTTTTTTTTCTAAATAAATTTACTTGCTTGTGACCAATGCCCGAAGAAGTAAAGACCGAAGTTAAAAAGGAGGAAACAAAGAAGAAAGGTCCTCTTGAAAAACTGAAGGAAAAGGCAGAAGACTCTGAAGAACAACTTGCTATTGTTTCTACCTTCGTAAGACTTGGTATCCTTATCTGGTCTGGTGGTATTTTGACTTTGAACTATGTGACGATTCCTGGTTTCCCACAAGGTAAGATCGATCCAACTTTTATCGCATCTGTCTTTACAGGCGTTTTGGCAACCTTCGGCGTTCAGACTGCTAAGAATAAGAACGGTGGTACTAACGGTAATGGTGCATCGGGTGGTATCAGTAAATCCGACTTGGAGAAACTGATCGAAAAAGCAAGTCAAACTGCTCCTGCTCAAACGATTAGGATTGAACAAGCACCACTCCAAATCGGAAACCAAGGACCTGCCAAGTCTGATGATTCTTACAAGATGTGATGTCATGAATATTAAGTGGGCGACATTGACTGTAGGAGCAATATTTGGATTTGCTCATATTGGTATTCTTGGGCATCTTCTTAATAGACCTCAATATCCTATTGTCAATTTTCCAGATGGTGATTACTCTTCGTTTAATATAAAATCTGGTAGAAATGGTTACAGTTTTGAATATAAAGCAAACGATCCTAAAGTATTGGAGTCTAATAGATCTTTAGATCTTGATAAGACAAAGAAGGGATTGTTTGGTGGTACAGATGAAAGGAGAGTTGAGTATCGTTCTGACCAATATACCATGGACGGAACTCGTAATATAGGAGGTAGTGTCTCAGACACCGAGGGAAAGTCCTTTGTACAAAGCGCAGAGTGTATCGCGGCGGACGCTGGAGCACGAAGTCAAGGTGCAATGGCAGGTAGTGCTATAGCTGCTGGTGTTGGTGTTCCTGCAGCAATGAGTATCCCTTATATTGGATGGTTAGCAAGTGGTTGGGTACTTCTCCTTGGTCAGAATATTGGATCGGAAATGGGTTCTCAAGTTGGATCAGTATTTAATGACTGTTAATAAATAGTAACGTAGTAGAGATATAGTTTCCGATGTATCGGGAACCACATTTACAAAAGAAGTCAGATGAGTGTGCTGTTCTGTGGAGGGAGTGGCACACTTTGTGGCGAAAAAAGCAATAAATGCCCCAGATGCAAGAGCGGAATGGGGTCAATGTGTGACGGAATTTGGTGAAATGGTAAGTCAGGAAGTCAAAACAAATCCTCGTTACACTTCAATCAGGAAGGTATAGATAGTGTAGTTACATAAACTAGTATGAAGTTCTTATTCGCACTTCTTGCTACATTATTCTTCAGTGCTCCTGCGTGGGCAGTAGATGTACAGATGGGATATGAAGGAAACCTTGTATTCGAACCTTCAGAAGTCACCATCTCCGCTGGAGAATCAGTCCACTTTATCAACAACATGCTTCCTCCTCATAACGTGATCGTGGAGGATCATCCAGAGTTAGGTCATGAAGCCCTGGCAATGTTACCAGGTGAAGACTTTACTGTTGAATTCTCAGAGTCAGGTGACTATACTTACTGGTGTGGACCCCACAAGGGTGCAGGCATGATCGCAACAGTTCACGTCGAATGAACAAAGACCAAAAAAGAGAATTCTACAAGTCTTTGAGAGAACGCATCAAACAACTTAGAATGGAGCATCTCTTCGAAGAACCTTGTCCTCTTTATGAGCCAGAATGGGAAGAAGACTACTGTTGGGATTGTCGATTAACCTACGATCACGACGAAGATGACGAAACTTAAGTTACAGGAAGCAATGGAGATGATCAAATGAGAGTAGGTCTAATTGGTCTCGGACGTATGGGTGAGGGTATGTCTCGCCGTATGATGAAGAGTGGTATTGAAGTCTGGGGTTATCGTCGTAACCACGATAAAGCTCAAGAGGCTTTCGAAAAAGGTTATGTCGATGGAGTAACCGTTGACATTGCATCCCTGTGTACCACCGTGAAGGAAAGGGGACCTGGAATTTTTATGATGGTAGTACCAGCAGAAACAGTGGAGGACACTCTCAATGAGCTTTTACGCTATTGTGGCGAGGGCGATATTATTATTGATCACGGCAATTCTAATTTTAAGGATTCCCGCAGGAGAGCACTCCGTCTTGAGAAACTTGGCATCCAATATATTGACTGTGGCACTAGTGGTGGTGTGTACGGTTTGGAGCGTGGATATTGTCTTATGGTTGGGGGTTCAAATACTGCAGTATCCATCTGCTCTCCTATCTTCAGGGCACTCGCACCAGGTATTGGATCTGCCCATCGCACTGATCCTCTGAGTCGTGAAACATCTGCAGAGCACGGATGGTTACATTGTGGTGGACCTGGTGCAGGACACTTCGTAAAAATGGTCCACAACGGAGTTGAGTATGGAATCATGCAAGCGTACGCCGAAGGCTTTAATATCCTGCATGAAGCTGATCTTGGGTCGTTTTACGTTAAGGAGGGCGATGCTGAGGTGGCTCCGATGGAGAATCCAGAAGATTATCAGTACGATATTGACGTTGCTGAAGTCGCTGAGTTATGGCGTCGTGGTTCTGTTGTTGGTAGTTGGTTACTTGATCTTACCGCTGATGTACTACGGAGCGATCGAGAGCTTAGCAAGTTCGATGGTGGAGTATCAGACAGTGGTGAGGGTCGTTGGACTGTCCACGCTGCTGTGGATCTTGGCGTACCCGCTCCTGTTATCACTACGGCACTGTACGAACGATTCGGTTCAAGAAAGCTTGGACGATTCGCAAACAGAGTCTTGAACGGAATGAGAGCAATGTTCGGAGGACACGATGTTCGGTAATGCAATTGCGATATTATGCATACCCTTTGTACTATCCACAATTTATTTCGGGATACGAAAGGGTGAGAATAACTACTACGAAACGGACAAGTACAATGGAAACGGAACCGCTCACTAGACGCATCGTCATCTTCGGTGCAACTGGTGACCTTTGTAAAAGAAAACTTATTCCCGCACTCTTTGAGTTGTGGAAGAAACAACTTCTTCCAGAGAATATACTAATTGTTGGTGCATCCCGTAGAGATTACTCTAAAGAATCTTGGTTAGAACATCTTGGTAGTTATCCAGAAGCATTTTGTCATTGGTTAGATTTCAGATGTTGTGATTTAGATAATCAAGATAGTTTACAAATTCTCCACGATGAGAGTGTAGACACAACGTATTTCTTATCTGTACCACCAGAACGCTATGAGAATGCTATCATCAATCTCAAAGAAGCAGGATTCCTTGACGACCCCGATCACTCTAGGGTGGTTATCGAGAAACCCTTTGGGTACGATCTTAAATCTGCTGATCATCTACAGTCTGTGGTTCAGCGACATCTACGCGAAAAACAAGTATATCGCATTGACCATTATCTTGGTAAAGATACTGTCAACAATATTCTTGCTACAAGGTTTGGCAATATACTTCTTGAACCACTTTGGAACAGGGAGTATATAGATGAAGTTCAAATATTTGCAACTGAAACTATTGGTTGTGAGGGTCGGTCTCAATACTATGAAGGTGCTGGTGTAGTACGTGACATGTTACAGAACCATATGTTACAGGTTCTGGCATTGATTACGATGGAAGCACCATGTCGTATGAATGCAACTGAGATTCGTAGAGAAAAGACAAAGGTGTTGTCTGCAACAAGACTTGGTGACAAGTATGTTGCAGGTCAGTATGAAGGATATAAAGATGAGGAAGGTGTAAATCCAAAGAGTGTGACTCCAACCTTTGTTGCAGGTGACATCTATATCGACAACTGGAGATGGAAGGGAGTTCCTTTCTACTTCATGAGTGGTAAGAAGATGCCTTATCAGTGTGTTGAGGTTGTTGTCAAACTGAAGGCACCTCCTGTTGGATTGTTTGAAGGTGAGACACCAGGTCGTATTGTGATGAGACTTCAACCTCATGCACACCTTGATATTCAGATTGATGTGAAGTCTCCTGGTCTTGGTGAACAGGTTGAACTTGCAACTCTGTCTCACAGGTATCCAGACTGGTTGGGTGTCGATGGTTACGAAAAACTTTTATATGATGCTCTAAATGGTGATCAATCACACTTCATTCATTCTGAAGAAGTGTTAGAATCCTGGAGAATTGTGGATGATCTACTTTGTACTGGTGACAAATGTAGAGTCAGAACTAACCCTTACATCTATCGCGAGGGTATCTGGGGACCATCCCACAAAGTAAACTTTATTACTAACTGGGATTATCCAGCATGAAGATGCGATTTCCACATGACGACGAACCAGAAGATCCGTCAGCAAACGATTGCAATTACAACTTTCCACAGGTGTTGTTTGCTTTTTGTTTAGGGTTTACCTGTATGTTCATCTTGTCTGTGGATGAGATTCAAAAATTTAAAGGTTGTCCTTTCCCCGAGTACTTCGATGAACCACGTTCAACTGTTCGTTAGACACTGGATGGAATCAGGTCCCGCCCTTGCATTCCTAGCATATCTTTTAGTGGTCGTACCTATCGTTGGTATGGACCTAGTTCATAAATATGGGTGGGAACATTGGGAGCCCTTTGACAAATGAAACCCATGATATTAGTAGCTTGTTTCTTACCGCTAGTAATAATCTGGGTGGTCATGAAATTAAGTCTGTGGATCTTTGCAGTCAACGACGAGAAGAATTATGTCAAAGCAGAATCCAGAAAACCCCATGGACCCTACGTGGCAAATCCATATGAGGACGTTGACGAAGAGGATGAAGAGTATGGAGATCTCACAGACTATCGATGACGCCCTCTACCAATACTATACGGTAGAAAGAAATCAAAAGGTACCTAACTGGAGGTACATCAAAGATCAAGATTGGTGGATTGAGTATCTTATCCACTTAGGTATTGACCCAAGAAATCCATGAACCTTGTTCTGAGACCACTGAGTGATGTTAATGATGTCACTTGGAGTATTGTTATCTCCTTACTCATACTTCTTGTTGGAGTAAGTTACTACATATATACAATTATGATATATGCTTTCAAGGAGTTGGAGGATGCCAGATCAAATCAATCAGAAAGACGCAGATCAGGATCAACTGATAGCACTCTTGACACACAGGATTGATGATGCTGAAAAGATGACGGAAGAACTCCGTGATCGTGTTCGTAAACTTGAAAGATGGGTATGGGGTGCAGGTGCTATCATCACTGCCCTTATAACTATTGTTGGACTAATAGAAGCAGTAGATTCAAAGGAGATGAATTATGGGAGCAATGACACCACCCAGCAGGAAATCGTGTTACACATTCCGAGTGACAGAAATTAATCGTGTCCTTGATGGAGATACGATAGATGTAACAATAGATCTCGGCTTTGATTTATACAAGAAAGAAAGAGTTAGAGTTGCAGGCGTTGATACGCCAGAGAAAAGGACTAGAGACCTCGAAGAAAAGGAGTTAGGTTATGACGCAACCAACTGGCTCAAAGAAAAACTCGAAGGTGCTATTTCTGGTGACGATGACCTTGTTATCCGTACTGAACTTGTTGGCGGCGTTGGGAAATATGGGCGTCTTCTTGGCTGGTTATACATTGGGGATGCAGAGTTGTCCCTCAATGAAGCAATGATTAGCGAAGGCTACGCCTGGAATTACGATGGCGGCACTAAGCAAAAAGATTTTGAAGAGTTGAGAGAAATTCGTAGAGCTAAGGGAACTTTAATATGACTCCTATCTTTGTATTTGGTTTTACAATATTACTCACTATTGTGATGGAAATGACATGGCCTGTACGTATTAGAAAGTAATTCTTATAGATAGAGAAGAACTTTTTAAGGGTGCAAGAAAATGCAGAAGGTCATTAACGGGATCGCACTATTTTCAGGACTTGTTTCAGTCTCTATTGTCGTAGGTGGAACCTGGGTTTACCTTGAGAAAGATAACATCATCAACAATGCAAAGTCTCAACTCGTTAAAGGTGTAACTGCTGCAGTTTCAGAAGCTCTTCCTGGTATGTTGGATGCTGCAATGCCTGAACTCCCTGGAGCAACTGGTGGTGCAATTCCTGGTGGTGGTTCTGCTACTCCTTCGCTACCGTTCTAATGTTGTTACTTTTACTATTCTTTGTTGCAACACCAACCTTTGCATTGACTGAAGATCCTTTAGTTGATCAACCATGTCCCACTACGTTAAGTGGTATTACTGTTACAGGTGAGTTAGATGGAAATCAAACCGATACGGATCGATCCGATCAGGATACAAATAAACTCATCGTACAGTGTACCACCTGTAGTATCGGGTATTAGAGCTCCTGTCACTGTAGATATTGGTGTTCCGATTGTACAGGTTCCTGGTTGTGTTGAGGCTCGTAACTCAACATCATCGACTTTACCTGGTGATGACCCGAAAGGTAATTTTACAATTTGTGATTCTAACGTTCCTAGTTACAATCCTCTTCAGTTTGAACCTAACCAGATGATCTTTACGGAACCTGCAGATGTTCCTAAGGTTCCGAATCAACCAACACCACCTGTACCAGAGACACCAGAGATACCACCAACTCCCCCTGTAACTGCTGTTGTAGAGGAGGAGAAAGAAGTTGAAACTCAACCAGAGACACCATGGGTAGAAGAATATCTTCCACCTATTAGTGCAGTCACAACCACTGCATCAATTGCTGTGGTTGCAACTACCTCTGCACTGTTGGCAAAACCATTTGCTGATCTGTTATTGAGGTTGATCAAACCTATGATTAAAAAAATAATTACCAAGCTCAATAAGATGCTTGGTAAGAAAGTTAAGGTTGAGTCCTTAAGGGAGCGCCGAGGTCAGCAGAGTTCGAGGAATAAGGCTGTTCGGGTTGTGAAGGGGAGGGAATAGTATGTCTGTGTGGAGGGATGACACCGCCAGGGTTAGTAACAATCACATCCGCGCACACTTTATGATATGGAGATTGGGGGTGGAAATAGATACCCTGTTTCTTCAACTCGCCACAATTCTTGAGTCTGGCGATCTCAAAGTCTAATCTTTTATTAGCAGTCAGCTGTTGTTGTAACGCAATCTGAGTTGCTGCTGCTTCTTTACACTGGTCTTGGAGTTTCTTATCTAATGGATGAGAGAAGGTGGCTGAGAAACCGACAGACAGGTTTGTATTATTCTTTTGACCTGTCCTAGTAGGCATGTAGTATAAAATGCTTCCAGGGTTTCTTAAGTTACCATCATCATCCGTACTCATATCATATACAGGTTCATCATAGAACGACTCAAACGGATGTTGTTGAGATAATGAACCCGTTACGAATGGTGTTATGTTAACAGTAGGTCCCTGACATTGAATTCCTCCTCCATACGTGTTAGTGATGTATGGTCCTTGGAGGACTTGGATAGCCTGATTAGTAACACTGCCTGAAGAATTAGCAACAGGAGCAGCTGTGGCGCTAACACCACCCACAGTTTCAGCCAATGACGAAGTTGGGAATAATACACTTAATAAAACTGCTCCTATTACTGGCTGAAAATGGAAGTTGTGTCGGTTACGCTTCTCACTTCCGTGGTGCGCTGGATGATCGTGTGATTGCTGAGCCCTGGTCCGTTGTAAGTCTCCGCGAACTGGAATGTTTCTCCAGGATTTGTTTGATAAAACTGTGGTGTGGAAGTTGCTCCAGTCCATGATGAGGTCACCCCGTCTATAGTAACATTTATAGAACCTGTCGTTGGAGATAAGGTTCCATTTGTAGAAACACCAGTTCCTGATGCAGAGTATTGATACCCTGTGTTATAGTCCATCGAATTGATGGTCTCGGTAATGGTACTTGTAGTTTCAGTGTGGCTCGTCATTGAGCCCTGAGTAAAATTAGGAACCACGGGTACACTATATGCTGGTTGTAGTAACCCGTGGACTATACCAAGAATCAATCCAAGACCGATTGCTTCTTGAAGTCTAGTCATCAATCGATGACCGTGATTTCACTTACGAATTGACCGACTGCAGTAGACCCAGCTCCGCCAGCTGTAATCGAAATAGCACCATCAGTACCAATTGTACCAGCAAGATTACCTGCAGTACCTGCAGTATAAGAAATCTGACTAGAGAAATTACTAACTTCACCAACAGTAGGAGCACTCGTGCTCAGAGCATCACCCTGTAAGAATGATGTACTGTAAGAGAATACATCTCCACTCGTAGCATCTAATTGGTTTGCTGTGATGGTACCAGGGGAATAAACTCCACTAGTAATACTTCCACTAGTCAACATCCCTGCAGTTGTACCATCAGAGGTGCCAACATTACTTCCTGACACGGAGTACTGATTACCCAGTCTAGTTGCAGTAGTTCTTGCAGAATCAACGGTCAGTTGAACTGAAGAGGACATACTATGAACAAGTCCACCAGCATTGGCTGCACTTGCGGTCATCAATATCATACCTAAAGTCAGAAAGACTTTTTTCATTGATCTAAACGTACACTACCAATATTTAGAATTCTATGAGTGTGTTACAATTCAAACATTTTATCTGTAGAGATTATAAAATTTGTAAATAGTTGAAATTGTATCACTCTGTAACAATCAATGACCGAAAAAGAAACATCTAACCTATCTATTGATAGGAAAGAGTGTTCTAAGTGTGGAGCAGTTTGGTTAAATGGACAACATATGTGGAGCACTGGTCGTATTGGAGATAACAAAGCCCTATCTAACCTCGTGTGTGGTTTGGCTAACTCTCCTGAATGTATAAATCCAGAACATAAGACAGGTCACATTTACGGAGAGAGTGACTCCTGGGAGAAGAGATCCAAGTTTATTGACAATTGGAATCCAAATGCCTAAGAATCAAGTGAACAAAGAAGAACTCAAAGTCAGAGTTCTTAAATTAAAGAATGATGTTTACAATGAATCATCAGATGTATGGCAAGGAGAGAAAGATCTTACCAACAAGTATCTTAATAAGGTTTTAGATATCTTAGAAGAATATAGAATGTAAGTCAATAGTTGACAGATATCAAAATCATGAGTAGGATAGGCTTGTCGAGATTGATGAGAAGTGTTTAAGTACTTTAAGACTTCTAAAATAAATAATAAAAAGGTGTCTCTCATATTTTGAAAAAGAAATTATTATCTCCAGTAGAACTTAAAGAGTTACGTCTGCGACAGGAGGAGCAGAGGAGACTTCGTGCTGAGAGGGAGCAGGAGCAATTAAAGAAAAATAAAAAACTTATATCGCCAAAAGAATTAATTGATCCTAAACCTGTAGTTGAGGTAAAGGAAGAACCTATTGTTGAGGAACCAAAAGATCCTATTGAAGTTCTACGTGATAGGTTAGAAGAAATTGCTTCTACTATTAAAGAACCAAAGTATTATGATGAAGAACTTGAACAATTAGAAATCCTGATAGGAACTAAAGTTAATTCTGAGGATTATAATTTAGAACCAGTAAATCAAAAGATACGAGATCTTCGTGAATATATTTCAGAACTTCCAGAAGTTAAGTATTATGATACTGACTTAGAGAAACTTACTGAAAGAATAGATGAATTACAAGCATCTGGTTCTGAAATATTTCAGCAACATGGTGAGAGTCTTAAAGAGATTAAAAAAGTTACTCATCAAATAGTAAAAGACTTAGATACATTATCTAAAGTTAAGATACCAGAGGCATTTGACCCCACTGATATTCAGAATGATATTGCGGCAACTAAAGAAACATTTTATGAGAGAGTTGCCGAAATTAAAAAAGAAATTTCTCAGTTACCAGAAGTAAAGTATTACGATTCTGAACTCACAGAACTTCAAGAAAGAATTGAAGAAGTTAGAAATTTTATTCCAGAAATTCCTGAAGTCAG